TCTTGAATTACTAGGAACTGTATAAACTGTATTTAATGTATTTGTTATTAAATCTGTATTTTCTTTTTTATATATATTAGCCATTAAACCACGTAAACCTTTCTTGATTTTCTCTTTGCTCTGTTAAAAATGTAGAATTTAATTGTTCTACAATCAATGCAATAGATCTATTAATTTGTCTTTGGTTATCTACTTCATATTCTTTCTTAGGTTCTGGTATTCTTACTGTTACTTTAGGCATTATCTTCTTCCATCTGGTTGCAGGTCAGCTTGAAAAGTTCCAAATCTCCATGATTGGCCTGATCCTGTATTCTGTATTTTTAAAGCAGCATATCTTCCTCTAGCTCTAGTATCTATCTTAGTCGTAGTTGAGTTAATTGTAAAGGGACTTAAAGGTGTATTGGTATTAGGATCTGCAGGATAGTCAGCAACAGATATATTTATTACAGCGTCTCCAGTTAAATTTTTAAAGTTAGGTAAAAATCTTCTCATAGCTAAAAAGTATTCAGCTGCACCTTGATCTGTCTGTAAAGAAAAATCATAAGATTGTATGAAAGAAGTTAAAGCTGTAGTTGAACCATCAGGATTAATTTGATCGGTCCCCGTTTCGTGTTCGAATAATGTACTATTACCTAAACCTGTTAAACCTACTACTGGAGGAAATGTACCTGTACCACTAGAATTGTAAGAAGTTGCATAAGGTAATGGATATACTAAAGAATCAATCCAAGTAGATCTAATAGCATTAGCATTAGTACCTGTGTACCAATTACCCATTGGCACTTGTGCGTTGTTAACTCCATAGTTATAAGAAACATATCTATTATTAAAATCAGATCCTGTTGCAGGATACCACCAAGTTATCTCTGTAAATAAATTATTTAAACCTGCACATATTTGTTGACCTTTAGTTGTATCAATATCATCGAATACATAATCTTCAACAGAACATGCTAATGTTTTAACTGTACCATCAAAACCAAAGAAACCATTATTACTCATCCAGTAAGCAACACCATCTATTTCCGTTACAGCATTCTTACCAATCAATCCACAGTTAGTTCCAACTTGTTCAAAGCCAAATGTAAATGGAGCGCCAACAAACTTCATTGTATACAAAGCATTATCTGTCCATATTAAAATATTTTCTTTGGCAACTAGAGCAGATACAATTCTAGTACCATCTTGTAATCTAAATGAACCAGCAGTATTAGTTGCTAGTGTAGTGTATAAATTAAGTTCTTCTGAATTAGAAAATCTAATAAACATATCATCTTGTGTACTTGCGTTACCTATAACTGTTTCTGTACCAAAATGAATTAAGTGTCGTGTCGTAGGAGATACTAAAGTTAACCTTGAAGCTGTTGGATTACCTACAGCTTTGCCTGCTGTATTAGTTCCAATCAATGTAGCAAAAGGAGAGTTAACTCCTGTTAAAGTTCCGTCTGTACTTGGTGTACTAACTGATGCTCTATTTGCTGTTGGATCTGTTGCTCCAGCATTCCAAGTAAAAGTTTTTCCATTAGCAATAGTTGCTATTAAAACTTCACCAAAAGTATCTAATGACCAAAGTCCAGGTTCAAGAGTTTGTGTTGATGCAGCTACAGCCACACCCCAACCTGTATCTGTACCACCAATTACTGTTCCACCAAATGTAGAAATACCCCAACCATAACCATATGATTGTTCTGCAGGTCCTACTACTTCATAAGGTTGAATGTCTACAGTTGCATCAGCTGCTGTTGCTGTTGCTGCGTTTGGTACTGTTGCTGTAAATGTTGATGTAGTTGGTATTGAAATAACCTGTACTACTTTATCTTCTAAATCTGCTGTAGCAATTCCAGTTGAACCAGCTGCAAAATTATTAAAGACAACCATATCACCAATAGATAAACCATGGGTTACTGCTGCTCCACCATTTTTAGTTGTAACAGTTATAGTTGTTGAACCACTTGTAGCGGCAATACTTGATGTTAAAAATTGTTGTTGGGTTCCATCGTTGTCACTTTTAAAAGGAGTAACATCAAATAGTTGTCCTTCAAAATATATAAGTAAAAACTTATCGGTTCCAATAGCTACGTATCTGTTACCTGTATTATCTACAAAGGGTAATTGTTTTCTTGCAACACCAACCATTGTTTGGTTAAGTAAAGAAGACCAACCACCTATTTTTTCTGGAAGTCCATATCTAAATCTTACGTTGTCTGAATCTATCCAACGTCCTACAGCACCAACAGAAGTATCCTGTTTGTCAATTCCTGGTGCAAATTTAATTTGAGTTAGAGCCATATGTTAGCTCCTATGTATTTTTAAAAGTCCAACCTCTAGTAGCATTAATGTAAACAAGTGTTAATGATTGTCCACTTGTACTTAAAACTAAATTAGCTGCTGCACTATTAAGATTAGAACCATTAGGGTTGATAGTTAAATTGTTAGTAGCAAAAGTTGCAAGTCCATCTAGGATTGTAACTTCATCACCAACACTAGGTGTTGCCGGTAAGTTAACTGTAAATGGGTTATTGTTTGTACTACAAATTAATTGATCTCCACTTACTGCTGGGTAAGGTCCAAAGGTATCATTAATAGCATAGTATGCTTTTTGCATAATACCAACTGTAGTATTTGTTCCATCTGAAACTAATAGTAATGTAGATCCTACTGCAACTTTAATAGAAGCTGCAGAACCTGTAGTTAAAACACTTAAAGTTCTATTTGATGTTCCTCTAACAGTTGCATCTTCTATAATAAAAACTCTTTTAGCTGTTCCACCACCTGTAGTAGCAGGCATAGTTAAAGTTCTGTCTCCAGATAAAGTACCTGTTAATTTAAAGTATAAATTTTTACCATTAGAAATAGTACCATCTCCTAAAACTAATGTAACATTAGCTCCAGCCATGTCTACCGTAGTAAATCCAGAAGCTGCTTGTTCTAAGATTTCTAAATTAGTATTAGTTATGGTTCCCCATAAACCAGCTTTTTCACCAGTTGTTATTTTTTCTAACGCTAAATCATTTGAGTATGTTGAGGCCATATTATATTTCTGTATCTATGTTTGTCCAAACGCCATCAGCATCTGGAATAATATTTTCCCAAACTATAGCATTTATTGTTCCACTTGCCAAGGTAATTGGTGTTCCTGTTGGATTAACAACTGTAGTACCTGTAATGAGTACTGTACCTGTTGTTAATGTTTGAGGGTTTCCTGTAACATCTGCCGTCGCTCCGGCAGTAACTGTTACATTACCATTTCCTATTGTTAGTGGATTACCTGTTAATGCAAAACTTGCATCTCCTGTAATAGTAACCGTTCCAACACTTAAATCTAAATCATCGCCATTAACAATTTGAACAATATTATTAGCAACAATACTTACGTTACCAATATTAATAGTAAGTTGATTACCTGTTACAACAACTTGTACGTTACCTAAATCTAAATTAGTAGCTGAAAACGGAGCTTCTGCAAATGTGTTTATACCAAGTAACATAAGTCATTACCTCGCATTTGCCGGTACGTTGTTACTTCCTACTAAAGGTGCTGCTGCCCAAGCCATATAAACATACTCTTGACCATTGCCATTTAAATTTCCATTGTCCTCAAATAATTTAAAACCATTTGAGTACATATCCATACCTTGATTAGTTCCAGCACTTTGAGGAGCTCCTCCACTATTAGCTTCAAAGAAATATGTATGTCTATTAAATTTTCTATAATCAGTAGAACCTCCTGTTGGGTCTGCACTTCCAATAAGTCTTGAAAAAGTTAACCAACTGTCAGTTCCTAAAGTTTTACAAATTACAAATGCTGGAGCAAAACCAGTATAGACAAAAGTTCCATTTGTTGCAGAACCATTACCAATGTAGGTATTAAATTTAGAATAACCTGGAATTTCTGCCCAGCAATACATTACATATTCTTTACCTGAAGTATTAATTTGTGCATCATTAGACATTTTCATGTTAACAGTATCAGGAGTAAAACTTCCCCACATACCATCAGTACCACTAATACCACCTGAAGCATTAAGTTTAAGATATTTTTGGTTGCCAAGACTTGCATGATATACATACCAATCATAACCATTATTATCAGTTAATCTTTTTACAATCATAAGTTTAGGAACTTTTCCTAAACCATGTGCTAGATAAGCTCCATCAACTCCATTTCCGGTATATCTTAAAGTGCTGAAACCATTTGTTTGATCAAAAGAATAATAAGATGGTGTAATTGTTGTAGTACCATTTGTAGCTATTCCAGTTGTAGTTCCACCTCTCCAATTCATAGAAATAAAAGCATCACCATTACCATTAACTGCTCCATAAGAACCTAAAGTAAATCCTGTGCTATTAAAAGCTGTTAATGAAGTAGCAATAGTTTGTTGAAATTCATTTGTGCTGGATTGAATTACATTTGTTGCACCTCTAGTTGTATCAAATTGACAATGTTCTGAACTACTACCATCTTCAATTTTTTTAATCCATGAAAAAGTAGGAGGAAAAACTCCAGTTACTATTGTTTGAGTACCAGCATTACCTTCGTATCTTTTTGTAATAAATTCATTAGAACTTTTGTTAATTGTTGTGTATGCCATTATAAGTTTAATCCTTTTGTTGAAAGAGCTGTAAATCCTGTTGGAACATCAAATTCAAATATTCCATTTGCCGAAGCGTTAGTTCCTGCACTAGCTACAGCAGTTGTTGCGAAGTAGCCATTGCCAAAATTAATATTATAT